CTATCAGATCTGTCGTTCTTACTCTGTTGTATCGAAGCGATTCACGCTTCGAATCTAACCTACAAAAAACTACACGACATGAAAACTACTACTACAAAATCAGAAAACTGGACTTCAGAAACAATCACTTTTAAAAGCAGCAAGACATCGATCGAGATGCTCGGCTATAAGTTCTCGATCGAGAAAGACGTAGAGGAAAGCAGCGACGAGCTAGGCTTCGAATGCTGGAACATTATCGAAAGCGGCAGCGTCGCTTTTAGCGTCTCGGCATTTGAAGACGATAAAGAATACATGGCGATCTACGGAGACATCGTAAGAGAAGCTCCTACAGTCGCAGAAGCTGCTGCGAAAATGATTACGAACATCTACTAGAAAAAAAACTCGAAGCCTCCCTGCGAAAGCAGGGAGGCTTTTTTGTGTCTGCATATTGACAGCGAGTCTCTCTTTAATGGCAGCTACTACTACTACAGCGCAGCTTATCGCGATCCGCGACAAGATGCTTATCGCTATAAATAAACTAGCGGAGGACGGAATCACATCCTACAGCATAGGAGACCAGACTTTCTCCCTGGCTGACGTAGGCAGCTTAATCGACCAGGTCGAAAAGCTCGACAGACTGATCGCGCTTAAGGACCGAACCCTGGGAGCTAGAGGACAGAACAGAATATCGATCCGTAACTTTAATGGCTAACAAAACTAAAAAACCGAGCAGAGTATCCTTCGCGATAAAGCAATTCGTCCGAGCCTTTCAAGGCTATGACGCTGTCAGTAATACTCGATACAGAGCATCCAGGGGGAATACTCCCATCCGATCTGAGGAGGTCGAGCTTAATCAATACGATCGAGATCGACTGATCTCGACCTGTCTGGAGTTCCGTAGGAATAACCCTGTGGTCGCTTCTTTATCCAGGCTGCGTAAGGCAGACATCGTAGGCAGGGGAGTAATCCCGCAGCCTGCGACTGGAGACGACGAGACAGACTCTAGCATCCTGGAAGCCTGGAGCAAGTTCGCAGAGTCCCCAGAGGCGACGGGAACTATGGATATGCGCGAGATGCAACAGCAGATGATCGACTCGCTGCTGTTCTACGGAGACTGCGGTCTGATCGTAGGTAAGGACCAGGTTCAATTTATTGACGGCTCCAGGATCGGAAACCCTGGCGGCTCCGTTACATCTAACGAGGAGTCGAGCTTTCAGAACGGAGTAGAGATCGATAGGATCGGAAAGCCTGTCTCTTACTCTGTAGGTAATCGCGTATCTGGAACCCTAAGAGACATCCAGCTAATCCCAGCTCGAGACTTTATTCCATTCCTGCGCAGAGTCAGACCGACTCAGTATCGAGGCGTCCCAGAACTGGCTCCTGTTATTAACACTCTGCAGGACTGCGACGAATACGATCGAGTCGAAATGATGGCGGCTAAGGTAAGCGCGTCTCTAGCGGTCGCAGTAAAGCGAGAGAACTCTTACGAGTTCGAACTGCAGAATCGAATGGATGGCGGCGAGCAGGACGCTCTAGGCAATCTAGAGGAGTTCCAGCCAGGACGTTTTCACTACCTAGAACCAGGAGAGGACATTAGCGTTATCGGAGCGAACGGGCGTCCGAACGTAGACGGGATCCAATGGGTAAGCTATCTCCTGCGTAAAGTAGGAAGCGCAGTAGGAATCCCGCTCGAGTTCCTGTTAATGGAGATCGGAGGAAGCTCCTTCTCTGCGAGCCAGGGGGTCGTCCTTCAATACCAGCAGACAGTCGAGAGCTATCAGTCGGATCTGATCCGAGTGATGAGTAGGCTCTATCGTCGCTGGTTATCTCAGCAAATCGCAGCAGGTAATATAAATGTCTCGGCTGCAGCTAATCCCTTCGCGGTCCGATGGCAGCGTCCAGCCTTTCGCTGGATCAATAAGTCTGCGCAAGTTAAAGCGGACATGGAATACTTCAGAGCGGGAGCCATGTCTCTCGATGACATCACTGCTCCCTTCGGATATACTGCGGAGGAGGTAATGACTCGGAAGGCACAGAACATCGTCCAGGCTAAGAAGATCGCTAAGGAGAATAACCTGGGATCCTGGTATGATCTAGTAAATTTCTACAATACAAGCGCGAGCGCGAACTTCTCAGAGCTTACCACGCAGGAGCAGTTTAAGTCACAGAGAGAAGGAGCAGAGGAGAGCGAGGTCGTCGTAGAGCCTCTCATAACTAAGATCGGAGTCGGAGGAGTCCAAGCCATAGGCGATCTCCTAAAGAGCCTAGGAGAAGGACTGATCGACGTAGAGCAGGTAGTTACTATGCTTACCTCGATCTTCGGATTATCAGAAGAGCAGGCGAGAAAAATAGCCAATGGATAAGAGCTATAACGACTATCCAGAGGCAGCGTCTAATAACGCGAAGCGAGCTTTAAAATATAAGGACGAGAATCCCGATAACAAATGCGGGACTCCCGTCGGATGGGCGAGAGCTAACCAATTAGCGAAGCGCGAGAAGATCAGCCGCGATACGATCGCTCGTATGGCGTCATTTAAGCGACATCAAAAGAGCAAGGACGTTCCCTACTCGGAAGGCTGCGGCGGTCTAATGTGGGACGCCTGGGGAGGCTCTGCTGGAGTTAATTGGGCGTCCTCAAAACTCAAACAAATTGACAAGGAGCAGAACAGTATGTCGAAACAATTTGCATTCGGAGCAGCAGCTCTTAGCGAGACCCAGGTTAATAAGGAGCAAGGGACCATGTCCTCTGTCGCTCTAATCTCTATCGGTCCAGCTCTAGGACACGGGCTATATATTGACAGTAAATCTCTCGAGATGATCGAGGACGAACTAGACGGAGTTCGCTTGCCTGCTTACATTACGCACCAGGGAGCGATCTTCGAGGATCGACTCACTCGCGAGATCGGTCTATTCGATAACTTTCGCATCGAAGGAGATCGCCTCCTAGGAGACTTCCAGGCTTTCGAATCCTTCATGGAGGACGAGTCTAAAAAATACAATCGTCTATTCGAACTCGCGGAGAAGATGCCAGAGAGATTCGGTCTCTCGATCGTGTTCTCCGCTAACGCAGCCTGGGCGACCGAGAGCGGAGACGTAGAAACAGCAGAGAAACCAGACGACGCTCTATTCGATTATCCATCTATTCGCGTAGAGGAGGTCTCGAGCGCAGACTTTGTAGATACTCCAGCCGCAAATGATCGCGGTCTATTTTCTAAAATTGACACTAAACCCACTAATAAGATGACTAAAGCAGAACTCATAGAACTAAACAAAGACCTAGAGGAGAAGAATAAATCTCTCGCTCTAAGCGTAACTGAAGCCGAAGCTCTAGTAGAAGAGTTGCAAATCAGCTTTGAAGATAAAGCCTCTCTCGTAGAAGAAGAGATCGAAGACGCAGAGGAATCTGTAGAAGATGCAGAAGAATCTGTAGAAGATGCAGAAGAATCTGTAGAAGATGCAGAAGGTGCAGAAGATGTAGTCGCAGAAGAATCCGAAGAGGAAGAGATGCGCGAAAGCAAAACTCTTCCAGATGTTCGTCCCATGGAGGAGCAGATCGAAGAACTCGAAAAAGACATCGCCTCTAAGCTCGAAGAGATCGAGGAATTAAAGTCGAAGCTCGAAGAGAAAGACGAAGATCTATCCGAGAAAGGCGAAGAGCTAGAAACGAAAGAGGAGGAGATGCAGACTAAACTTTCTGAGATGTCCTCTGAAATCGCAACACTTAAGAAACTTATCGAAGGATCTGATCTGATCGACGCTCCTGCGGGAGACGAAGTCTACGAGCCTGGCAAATCTAGCCGAGCTAAAGTTATCTCCGAGTTCGCAAAAGAAAACAATATCTCAGAGTTCGCAGCGACCCTTCGCCTCGGCAAAGATCGTCCAGAAATCTTCAAGCTCTAATCACTAAATTATAATTATCATGTCAGTAACAACTGTAAAAAACAATACCCGCACTTTCGTAGCAGGCGAGGCACTAGATGCCTATATGCTTGTCGATATTGAGTCTGACGGCTCAGTAACTAAAGCTTCGGAAACTAGCGTCGCCACTCAAATCGGCTACACTATCGCTCCTGTCGCTTCTGGCGAAGCAGCTACAATCTCTCTCGTCGTTGGTGGTGGCACTAGCTACGCAATCGCAGACGGCGCAGTCGCTATCGGACAAGTCATTTACTCTGCGGCTGGAGGTAAAGTCTCCGCTACTGGAGTCGGTGCGCAACGAATCGGACTCGCTGTTTCTGCAGCAACTGCAGATGGCGACGTTATCGAAGTTATCGCATACCCTAACTAATCTAAACTAAAATCATTATGTCAGCAACTACTGTTCAAAATAACTCCCGCACTTTCGTAGCAGGTGAAGCACTCGATGCCTATCTGCTCGTAAAAGTCGAATCAGACGGAACCGTCATAAAAGCTACTGCTGCAGCAGCAGAGCCTAAAGTCGGATTCACCATCGCTCCAGTCGCTTCTGGCGAGGCAGCTACTATCTCTCTAACGCATGGCGGCGGCACAAGCTACGGCACAGCAGCAGAAGCTCTATCTATCGGTGACATCGTCTACGGCGATGCTGCTGGCAAGTTGAGCGCATCTGGCTCTAGCGGTGATAAGATCGGCATTACTCTAACAGCAGCGACTGCGGACGGCGACGTCATCGAAGTCACTCCAATCCATTCCTAATCAATCATAATCAATTAGAATTAAATAATCATGAGCTTATATACTTCAGCTACATTTAATCCAGTCCTCTCAGAGGCACTTAACAAGATCGGCGAGAACAAATTCGTCGGAACTCAGATCCTTCCTGTTCGCGATGTCGCGACTAAGACAGGTCAGTATCCTGTATTCGGCGACGACCAGTTCGATCTTAACGCATCGGTAGCTCGCGCTGCTGGTTCTGCATTCGCTCGTCGCGACTTCGCTTACGGGCAGCAAGACTACTCCTGCCAGCAATACGCTCTCGAGGGTCTGCTTCCAGACGAAGATCTTACTAAAGCAAGCGACGACGGCGTATCCGATTCGGCAGCAGCTATCGCTCAGAAGCTTCAGCGCGATATCATGGTAGGTCATGAGCTTCGCGTCGCAGCAGCTATCAATGGCGCAGCGTTTAACGCGACTGCTCAAACAGGCGGCGCGATGTCTGACTCGTTAGTAGCAAAGCCAATTAGCTCGATCCAGAACGCAGTAGAGCGTCTCAACGGAAACGGCTTCTATGATAGCCTCGCTCTTATTATCGAGACTTCTCTCTTTAACGAGATGATTAACACTCTCGACGTTCGCGAGATCTTTAACGGAAACGGTCAATACACTAATCGCCAGGTCATCCTCGACGCTCTCGGTGTTAATCAAATCATCCTCTGCCCAACTCGCTACAACAGCGCAGCAAAGGGTAAGGCAGCAGCTCGCACTAAGATCTGGTCCGACTCGACTTACTTCGTAGGTCAAGTAGGCGGCGGCGACTTCGCTAACGGCGGCTTCGGTCGGACTCTCGCTTACACTCCAGACGGAGGCGTATTCAGCGCAGAGTCTTATCGCGACGAGCCTATTAAGAGCGATGTCCTGCGCGTCTTCAATAGCGTAGACGAGGCGATCATTAACACCAACGCCTGCGAAAAGATTACAGCAGCGTAGTTTTTCTCCTACCTCTAAACTTCGAAGCCTCTCCTTTAACCAGGAGAGGCTTTTTCGTGTTTAAAAAAAAGTGATAAAATAGTGAAAATAACTATTGACGTCCTATATTTCGTAGTTCTTTATCTGTCATATCGGAGCGATTCACGCCTCGAACTTAACACGACAAAAAAAACACGACATGATAAACACATATATAGATTCTTATAAAGACGGTCAGCACTTCGTAGCGGCTTATTTTAACGAAGGTCATTTTACTACTACAGTAGCGAATCATCAAACATTTGACTCTTACGATGCAGCAGAATCTTTCGAGGCGAAAGTTCGTCGATTCGATCCTACATTAGATCAGCTAGCAGGCAGCGATCTTTGGACAGTTACTTCGGTAGCAGAATCTTACGAGCTACAGTGTGATCGCCATGCAGTAGGATCTCTCGATATGGATCGCGAATTTTAATCAGTAGTTAAGCGATGCTGGGGAGCATCACAAAAAGTTAAAAGCCTCCCGCGAAAGCAGGAGGCTTTTTCGTGTTTACATGGAGGCTATTAGTAAATGAGCCTAACAGATTTGATATCAGATAATCTAAAGTTCGCGATTGCGCAGATAAACGTCTCGCTAACTTCTCTCCCTGGTAACGGAGAAACTTACTCTGCGAACAAGCAGGACGCAGAGTCGAGCTTCGACATCTACGAGGACGGACGCGAGGAGATGATCGACACTAAGTTCTACCTGGCTCGAGCAGATTACTCTATCCTCCCGTCAAAGGGAATGATCTTAACGGACGGGACTACTAACTACAAAGTAGTATCGGTCCACGACGACTGCGTCGGAGTCACTAGACGACTCGACTGCGCGTCTCAATTCCAGAGATAACCCATGAACGCTTTCGACTTCGAAACTAACATCGAGGAGACCTCGATAGACTTCCTCTCCCAGGCGACGGGTCTCTCTGTAAATTCTTTCTATGCTTCCCTGGGGCAGGATTCGTTTGTGTCTCCTCGGATCTCGGTCCGTTGCGACGTCCAGGGATCCCAGGATCCTCCTACTAAAATCGATAACGGCGACATAGAGTATACTCAATACAGCGCGAACTTTACTATAGCGATCGTATCAGACGCGAGCATCGACGCTACACAGGTAGACCACAGAGCCTACAGGATAGCAGCCCGAAAGGCTATGCTGCTCGGCTCGGCTAACTGGAGCGGAGCGGACATCTCAGCTAATGGAGCTGGAACCTCTGCAGTAAATGCAGGTTTTTACGTAACAGGCGTCCTTAACGGTAAGGACGAATATAGAAGCGTTAATGGAGTCGGCAGTAAGAAGGTCCAGATCCGATGGTCTGGGACGGAATGGAATATAATCCTAGAGGATAACGGATCCTCTAAGTCTTTCTACAGCTCCACAGAGGACACTCTAACTCCAGATCTAGTCACGACCTGGACGATCGACGAGGACGGAGCCTCTCCCGCTCCTGCGTTTACTACAGGCTGGGACGCTCTACCCTACTACCAGGTAAAATACATGAAGCCGTCTGGGACGGACTTCGAGGTAGACGGAGACCTGGCAGTATCGACTCTGACTTACGAGATCCAGTTTACGATTAATCCAGACCAGTTCTAAAATTGACAGTCTATGCTTTTTTGAACCTCAACTTTAAAATTAACTACATATCATTATGGCAATCACACAAGACGGATCCGAACTCTTCGGAATAAATACAGCACAATTTAGCAGCATGATCGTCGAGAGTTTTACTCTCACGACTCCAGCAAATCGAGTCGATCTCGATAACGGAGACGGCGAACCTCTCGGCTCGACTATCGTTCCCCAGCGACAGGAGGCATCTCTCACGGTTCAAATGGGAGACGCAGATTCTCCTCCTGCAATCGGAGATACCGTAACTTATGGAGCCTTCTCGATCAACGTAACAGGCGTAGATCTTAACGAGACACAAGCAGACTACCGTCGCTACTCTATTAGCGGATACGTAAAAATCAACTAATTAGAGAATGCAATTAAAGGCGGTCAGTTTTGACGATGCCGCCAGGGATCGCATCGCAGACGCCGCAGCCTTTGAAAAGAGGCTGCGGCTCGAAGCTGTTATCGGAGTAGACCAGGAGGTCGCCTGCTTTAAGTTAAGGCAGATAACCGTAAGGGATCTGATCAATCTAGAGTTCTCAGAGAACAGGCTGGTCTCTGGAGAGATGCCAGGTCTAGACGATCTCCTGGCGTTCGTCTTCATGCTGTCCAGCGATCGATATTTCTTCAAGAAGAGATACGCCAGGAAGATAGGTAAGATCCTAAAGGATCATGAAACGGTAAGAGAGGAAATCATCTGCTACTTCCATGCAGCCTTTAATGATACGCCGTCATTCGGATCGTCGAACGCAGTAGAAAATGAGTTCGACAGCTCGGTATCTACCATGTCGCTCGTAGATAGCCTAGCATCTAATTATAGCTGGAGCCTGGACTCGGTATTAGATCTACCTCTATCGACGGCTCTACAGCTATTACAGCGCATTACACAGCGCAATCTAGGCGAGAAGTATTCTCTCCGCAATGGCATAACCCAGAAGGCGAAAGCCGCCGAACTGAAAAGACTAAACGAAGATGGCTAATTTCTCACTACTCGCTAAAATAGGAATCGACTCGAAAGCTCTACAGACTGGTCTCGCGAAGGCAGAAGGTAGGGTAGGAAAGTTTAAGGCTGCTGTCGCAGCGATCGGACCAGCTATCGCAGCGATCGGCTTTACTGCGATGGCTAGAAAAGCGATCGACCTGGGATCTAAAATTAGCGATCTCAGCGAGCAGCTACGAATAAATGCAGAGTCGCTCCAGGTTCTTATGGCGGTCGCTGCTAAGGCAGGCGTCGCACAGGGAACTCTAGAGAAAGCGTTAATGGCTATAACCATTCGGACGCAGGAGGCGATGGATGGTAACAAGCTATACGCTGATTCATTCGATCGCCTGGGGATAAATCTAGCAGAGTTCGCACAGCTCCCTACAGAGAAGAAACTAGAAGCGATAGCTAAAGCCTATAATGCTGCAGGGAAATCCCAGGAGGCGTTCGCTGACATCGCAGCAATTCTAGGAACTAGAGCTGGTCCTAAGATGCTCGAGGTCTTACGACGCATGAACGACGAGGGACTGCCTAGCTTGACGGAACAGATGAAAAAGGCTGGGCAGGTAATGGATAACGACGTCATAAAGAAGATGGATGAAGCCGCAGACACGATCGGAATCTTCACGAATGGAATGACAGTAGCGACGGCTTATGTCCTTAGCTATGTTATTCCAGCATTCGTTATCTTTAGAGAAACCTTCGGACATTTAGGAGACGCTATGGTCAGCCTATCTATAAAGCTAAGTTCGTTCCTTACATTCTTAGGATCGGGGTTAATGTCTACATTAGATCCTGCGATAAAGGCATTCGAGGCGTTCGGACTTTCTATAAAAGCAGCAGGACAAGCGGCTAGCGGAGACTTCTCTGGAGCTAAAAAATCTATCGAAGAAGCTAAGGAAGCAGCAAGTTCTGCAGGTAAAGAACTGCTGAATATACCAAAGGAAATCTCTGCGGCTTATAGCAAAGCAGACGCAGAGATGAAGTCGGTTAATCAGTTAATGGAGATAGACTCGAAGGAACGTAATAAGAAAATTAAGGACGGCTTCGCAGATCTATTCGGATATGCAGTAGACGAGAGTAAGAAGGCAGGAGAAGATATAGATGAAAACCTGGCGGGAGGAGACGGCGGCGATGATCCATCTGTATCTGGAAAGATTCTAAAAATGGAGGAAAAGATAAAAGCTCTAAAGCTAGAATCTATTCGCGCACAGGCAAGCGGAGACAAGGCAGCGCAGGAATCATTAGATCATAGAATTAAGATATCCGAGAAAGCGGTAAAATTAATGAAGGACTATAATCTTTCCCAGGAAGAAGCTATCGCTCTAGCGGAGAGACTAGCGGACGAGTCGGATCCAGACGAAGGAAAGGAAAAGAAGTTCGAGGAACTCGAGAAGAAGATTAACGAGATGAAGCTTAAAGCGATCCGCGCACAGGCGAACGGAGAAAAGGAAGCGCAGAAAGCGATGGAGCGTCGAGCTGAATTAGCCCAGAAGATCCTGGACCTAATGAAGCAGTATAACATCTCCCAGGAGGAAGCGACTCTCCTGGCTAATAAGACTGCAGAGGCAGAAGATAAAGCAGAAGATAGTGAAGCTAAGAGTTCTCTAACTGGAAAAGACCTAAAGAAGGCATCTAACATAGCAGGAAAAGGTAAAGGAGAAAACGGAGAAGACATACGATTCGATCGTCTAGCTGGAGGCGGCTTCCAGCAGTTCGTCGGAGGGAAGAAGGGACGCAAGTTCACAGAGGCAGAGATGCAAGCAGGTTTACAAAAGCAGATTGATAAGGATCCCTCCGAAGCTTTACTCGAAAAAATCAATCAAACCTTAGAGGGCAAATTTGTTTCTCAATAAGCTATGGCATTTGAACTTATAGACGATCTCCCTAACAGTAGAGAGCAGAGAATATCATTAGATGAGAATGCTAAATTCTTTTTTAAAGATCCGAACATTCCAGAGTCATACGTAATAGTAGAGACGTCTGCACAATCTAAAGAGTCCTACGAGCCTACTAAAATAGGAGTCCCACATCCTAAGAAAAGCGACTATTTTTTGTATGAGGAATCTACATCTGACATCGGCGGGGGACTATTTAATATCGAGTCTAAATATGCGGTCGTCCCTTCGACGTGGTATTCGTTTGAAGCGCAGAATGTTCCTTTTACTAAGTTCGTCGGAGTAACTGTTACTGGCTCTGGACCTATAATAATTACTACTTCTGAGGTATTCGCTTGGCTCAATCTACAAGGGATAGAAGACGTCAGGAATTTCGACGAGAATGTATTCGCATCGACAGAGCAGAAGTCTGGATCTATAAACTGCGTAGTCAGAGTAAAGCATGAATATGCGTCTGCCTCTATTGATCAAATCCAAAGCGGGACGCTCGCGCCGTTTACGATTGCGACTGCAGACTATGAGCCGAATGATCAGAACGGGACAGAGGGAAATATCGATACAGATATGACTTTCGACTTTTCTGTCGGAACTCCGAGCAAACCTATAAAATACGAGGCTGGTAAATATGCTGGGAATATTTACTACAATAAAACTTTTGAGATCGTAAGTTCGTTTATCGTATGATTGAGAGACTCACTAGAAACGAAGCTCCTTCTCTTCTCGATACAGATAAAGCGAATGAGATTATCGACACGATTAACGGACTCCTAAACTCTACAGGAGCGGGAGGCATATCCGTAAAGCAAAACCAAGACGGATCGCTGCTGATTGCTCCAGGCAAGGACGGGCAGCCCTATATCAGATATCGTCCGTTCGAAGTTATCTCTGTAAGCGAATCAGCGATAGTAATTAACCCAGGTCTAGTTAATGGCTTAATCCCTTCGAATTTAGAGGTCGAAGGATCGTCGGGGACTAACTATCTCTGCCTCGAGATCGCAGGAGACTCGGACGGCGTAACGTCCGTAGATCTAGTCCTAGAGAATAGTCCTCCCGACGGAATCGAGTTCGTAGAGAACGGAGTAAATACTACTTTTAAATATCCGATAGCGATCGTAGGAGAGACCAGTCTAATTAGTCAGCTCGTAGATCATAACTTATTCTTCTCGATCCATGTCGCTTTCGAGCAGCCAAAGGAATCTGTAGCGATAGGAGAATATCCGAACGACATTTATTATACTTGGAAGCAGACTGCAGGATAAAAAGACGCTATGGCTTTTACGCACTATACTCCTACAGCGCAGAGGAACTACGGCGTCGCTTACAGCTATACTACTGGCATCCCAACTACGAGCAGAGTCTTTAGTCAAGAAAGCGTTAACACGATATCACAAGGGGCTCTTGGCGATACTACTGAAAGCATCACTCTTGATCGTATCCAAGTTAGTTCCTATGACACAAATGGATGGTATGATAGTGGTTATTTTTCAAAAAGCACAAATGCTACAAATGCTGACAACGGAATAGAATACTCTTTTACAATAAATAATACTGCGACTAGGGATGAGTTAACTTATGCGTTTTATCTTTCGACTTATGAGACTCAAGCACAAGAAGGAGAGGACTATTCTAGCGCAGGATTCAATGCATCAGACGGCGATGCGGCTAATGGGCGAACTTACGGCGCGACTTTTAGTTCGGTTCAAAGCGCAACTACTAAATTTAACTCGACTGAACTCGTTTCGACGACTGATTTCGAAGCTTCTTTTACTTCTTCGCGAAGCTACACAATTCAGACGGGGACTTTGCCAGATACAGGCGTGTCTGTCGTCAGCAACTTCGGAAGTAGCACTAGCTATTCCTACTTGGAATACGGAGAAACATATTTAATGGGAACAGATGGAGTGATTACGGAAAAAACTTCTATATCTTCTAGCTCTGGATCTACTACAGTTGCAAACACAGGAACACCTATTCCTCCGCAATCGGATCAGGAGGAAGATGAAGGAGAAAACACGATACAAGGAGTTTACCCTACACATCTAATCGCAACAGCTCTATCTACATCTACATTTAACGCAGGATATCCTTCTACAGTTACCACATCTAAAAGCATTAGCTACTCTTCTTCTTCCTCTAATTTAATAGAGACAGAAAGCAGCTCCTACTCCGTTAAAACTACGACGAGGGACTTCTCTAACTCTAACTATACATTCGTCCGAAGTATTGAAGAATATTCAACCGAGGAAGAGCAACTAACAGAAAAAGTAGGGAGGTTTTACGGATTGTCTACGATACACGGGGGAGGAGCTTTTATCTCTGGAGGAGATACGCTCGATAACGGAGTTATAACGGGGGCGACGTTCGGATCTACTTTCTCAGATCCATCCGTATCGCAACATACAGACTTTAACACTTATGAGGTGGAACTTTACCAAGGAAATTTTAATACAGCGAATCTCGATCTATGGAAGGCTTCCTATTTTTCGGAAGATGAAGTAGATACGATAATTTCTGCTTCGTCTGAATTAAGTATTATATCGACTACGTCTATCGAACTAACGGAGACTGTAGATTTCGGTCGCCTTACAAGTTCGGCTAAAGTTTTTACAGATATAACCGAAAGTGATTACTACAGTGAAGAGGGAGTCTCTTCGGGATATAGTTATTACGAAACGACAAGCGCTTATCCTAACTCGATAGCTACTGTTTTCTCTGGATATACTACCACAACATTTCAAAGATCTACTAGATACTCAGCAATAGATGGAACATCTATTTTCAATTGGATCTCAAGTATATTTACAAGCGATACATATAACACTATTGTCCCAATAGGAAACCAGAATCCAGATCTATCGACACGCTTAACTATAAAGGAAACAAACGGGACAATTCAAAATAGAGCCTATACCGACAAGAACCAAGGCTTTAGTATTAATTATCATAGTGAAAAATTAATAACCTACGACAAGGGTCGGCAGGGAGGAGTTCAGTATGAAAAGTCGAGCGACGTATCGGGAGCAGTTCGTAGCACTAGATCAATGACGATAGCAGACGAAGTAATTACTTCGACTACTTATACTACTCCTGCTGCTACGATGAACATAACAGGGAACACAGCAGAGTCTAATAGCTACACTTACAGCGCAGGACTAGCTCTAGGATTAGAGCTAAAACTTAATAGATATCTAACATATTTCCCGCATGAGAGATACGGCGACATCGTAAGCTCGATCGACTCGATGCAGTATAGCTACAGCGACGAAGGAATCGGATCGTCTATAATTCGATTCTCATCGACTGGTATATATTCGACCACCAAAACTGGGACAGCAGGATCTAGTCTAAACACTCAGTCTTTTTCCTCGGAGCTTTTCGGAATAGTTAAACCTGGATTAGGAGCAGTATACGAGGAAGGACAGAGGACAGTTCTAAAAGTTTCTGACAACACTCCTTTTTTTGGATATTTGAATCCGACAATAATTCTAGGAGGTCAAAAGTTTACGGATGAAACTGGTATTTTTGAATACCGAGCAGTCGCACCTCCTTACTCTTTTTATGCTTTCGGCTCTACTGACTCTTCTCTTATTACGCAGAATACTACAGATGTAACTTCAGTAGAACATCCAGAAAGAAGCATATCTCTGCCAGCGAATAGCGTAATATTTAATCCGAGAAGCACTTACTTATACGTAGGGGAAGGTCAAAAAACCTACGACAGGAATCAGATTCGAGATTTCTACTACTATTATTCCAGCAGCTATTACTACGGTCCGTATCCTTATTACTAGCGCAGATTTGACAGAAGCGAACATCCTATCTTTATTTTCTCCCATGAAGATCGCCACTGTCATAGTCGCTACAAAGTCCTATCTCGATCCGCTCGAAGTCTGCCTGCGCAGAACTAGGACGGCTATCGATAACGAGATCTCAGAGTTCGAGCATAGGCTGATCGTTGTAACGGATAAGTCTAGTAAGAGTCTAGTCGATAAAATGGCTGCAGACTTCGAGGATCGCGAGATTATCGCGATCGAGATGGAGGAGAGCGGAGAACACTATAAGAAGGATAGACAGATACTTATCGCTTCTCTTCAGTCTACAGGATTCGACGCTGCTCGTCGCTGGGGCTGCGACTTTCTCTGGAGCGTCGAAGCGGATGTCCTCGTTCCTCATAACGCTCTATCTGTCTCTCTAGATATGCTACGCTTCGACAGAGGCTACTACGATGTCGCTTTCGTCACTTACCCTTCGCAGGGAGGAGGAAGCTTTCTAGGCGGCTACGGAAGCTATCGTCATCCGATCGCGGAGGACTATCTACCAGAGGAGAGGACTCTTCCTAGTAAGCTAAAGCTACTACTAGATCGATGCGAGGAGAGGTTAAACGATAAGGATATCGAGCGAGAGTCTATCGAGAAGGAGCAGAAGAGGATGGGAAGGATCCTCGAGTTAATTAAGAAGTGTCCTCCTAGCGGCAACGTCTTCGAGCTTAACGCTAAGAAATGGCGGCGTCGAGGCTGGCTCGATAATAGTCACGTCGGAACGGGGAGAGGAGCCGTTATCGAGACGGACTGGACTGGTCTCGGCTGCACTCTAATGAGCAAGACAGCAGCGAATCTAGCGCACTTCGACGGATACGACGGAGGAGGAACGCAAGATCTATATCTTAACTGGCATAAATGGCATCCAGAAGGACTGCGATTCTGCTGCATTACTCACACAGTCTGCGATCATGTCGTTAGAGACGACAAAGCAGAGGCAGGACTTACTACTCTAAAGAGTTACCACGAACCAGAGGGAGAGACTAAAGGGCATCTGCGCTATCGCAGGGTTCCATTCCATAAATTTATATGAAAAGAATACTAATAACAGGCAGCGCAGGCTTCGTCGGATCTCATACGGCTAAATGGATCCTGGAGAATACAGAATGGGAAGTCGTCGGACTCGACTCCTTTAGACACATGGGAGACGCAGAGCGGATCTCTGCGGATCCTCGATACTCGATGATCTGTCACGATCTAAACGCTCCTATCTCGAAGCGAACTGCGGCTCGTATCGGAGACATCGACTACATTATTAACTGCGCGTCTATCTCTCACGTAGACACATCGATCGAGGATCCCGTCCATGTCTGGGAATCGAATACCAGGCTAATCGGGAACATCCTACAGTATGCTCGCGAGCTTCCTGGTCTAGATAAGTTTATTCACTGCTCTACGGATGAAGTTTTCGGCTCCGCATACGGCGACCATTGTCATCACGAATGGGACGTTATCGCTCCTTCTAATCCCTACGCAGCATCGAAGGCAGCGCAGGACGCTCTCTGCTTCGCTTACTGGAGAACCTACGGAACGCCGATCGCCATAACGCACTGTATGAATATGATCGGAACGATGCAGGACGCAGAGAAGTATCTTCCTAAGATCGTCTCCAGGGTCCATAAGGGGGAGACAGTTACTGTCCACGGTCAGCCAGATAAAGTAGGATCGAGGATGTATATCGACTGTAGGAATCTAGCGGACGCCTGGCTCTTCATGCTCCAGGAGATCGACTTCGCGACCTACGGGGAAGAAGATCGCATGACTAAATTTAACATCGCAGGAATCGAAGAGATAACGAACCTGGAACTAGCGCAGAGGATAGCAGATCGAATGGGGGAGGAGCTTAGATACGAGTTCGTAGACTTCCACAAGACGAGAGCAGGACACGATCTACGCTATGCTCTAGATAGCAGCAAGATCTACGCTGCAGGATGGAAGCCTCCTATCGACCTCGATCAGACCTTCGACCAGGTTATCGAACACGTCCGAAAGCATGAAGCCTGGCAGGAGTAACTTGACAATAGAGTTATTTTAAATGGGACAAAATCTATTCATAAACTTCGACTCTGAAACGCTGACTAATTCGCGCTGCAGAGCAGCCGATGACTTACGCAGTAAGAAGTTCTCTCCGTTCGTCGCTGGAGATAGTCTAGTCTTCGACCTGTTTCTAACAGGCACAGAAGGGCTACTTAACATCCAGGACTATCCAGTAGTCCGAATGGGAGTAGGGGACTTAAACGCTCGTCCAGAATCTGGGACATACGAGGTTGGAGGTTTTTCTTTAGATTATAACCATAGCGCAGCAGAGCTAGAAGCGACTATCGAATCCGCGACTGGCAATGGTTGCACAGTCGTAGAGCTTGCTCCGTTTGTTTTCAAAGTATCATTCGACGCAGTAGGAGCGCAGACAGTTCCAGCGATCGACTCGTCCGACCTTACTCCTCGTAGCACAGTAGACAGACAGACTCTACAATTAGGAGACGCTACGACTAAGGAGATCTGGCTATGGCGTCTATACGCTAATCCTGTCGCGTTTACAGATGCATTCACAAACATCGCGGGCGACGGAGTTCGAGGAACTATTCCTCTATCGACAGCAGGAATCTATGATCTACTCGGAGACGCTACATCTGTTAAAACATTCTTTGAGATCGAGCTGACGGATTCTCTCGGAGATATTATCACAGTCCTACAGACTCGAATCGATTTGACTGGTGAAGTTATCGGCGAAGGATTCGCAGGATATATCCCTGCTCCTACTCCCTTGTCTGGAGACATACAGGCTTTTCTAGCTTCCGCAGACTACGCAGCAGCTAGGAATAATCTCTTAGATACTGACTCAGTAATTTGGTGCAACGATGGCGACAACATCCAGGATAAGTATGACGAAGCGGCAGCATTAACTCCCAACGGAAATCCCTTGTCCGCGACAAATCTTGCATCACTTATTGTAACGAGCGGGACTTATGGGAACATTTATACTCCATCCGATTTATTTGTAAATATCATCGGAATAGGAACTGTTACAGTGGGGAGCCTTTCACTTGATGGAGCGAGTGCTTTAAATTATGCAACTATCGATAACCTTACGATTACATCAGGCTACGAGGATGCTGGAAACTACGGAGTTATAAAAAATATAATTTGCGGGAATTTAAGTAGTTTCGTTGAAAATTTTGGATTGATTCAAAATGTAAAATGCAGCAGTAACTTTTACATGGAAACAAATAGCGGAATAATCGATGGATGCGACGGAGGCACTAATTCTAGATCATTTGGCGGTGATCTTGGATCAATTAATAACGGCACAATTAAAAACTGCACAGCAGCAGGAAATGGGTCTTTCGGGCAACAAGGTGCAGACGGAGTGACTGAAAATTGCACTGCTGGTCTTTATGCCTTCGCTAGTAATTCAAACAAAATTGTATGGGGTGCGACTAGCGGCGTTTATGGGACATATAAAAATTGCACTGCTGGTGATCAATCCTTTTTCGCTAGAAATACTGATCAAAATGTGACGCGAGATATGAACGCAACTTACATTGGTTGTAAAGCTGGGGACAAATCATTTGGCTTTTTAAATTCTAGTTTAAGTTCAACTAGTTTTAAAGGAAAAGCCATCAATTGTGAAGCAGGTATTCAATCATTTGTGGCTGCATTAAATGGGACAGGGACAATTGAAGCTGGTGCAATAATTGAAAACTGCACTGCTGGAGATAACAGCTTTGGTAAATTAAATTCCTCAAATGACGGTGCTATTTTAAGATGCAGAGCTGGACAATTTTCGTTTGCCAATTCTGGAACTGGAGTGGTTCGACTTTGCTTAGATGAAAATTTCAATGAGGTGAACATAGGATAATATGGAAAACAAAATCTTACATCTAAAAGACTCAGTCTGGATGCTATCGCAGCCAAGTCCAATGCCCCAAGAGCTAAAGGATTTGA